TTATTTATTGAATCGTACTTTTAGTTTGGCAAGCATATCCTGTGTCATACTGTCTAGATCATATTCCGGTTTCCATCCCCATTCCTCACGGGCACAAGTGTCGTCCAGTGAGTTCGGCCATGATTCGGCGATAGCTTGACGTAGTGGATCTACTTTGTACTCCATATGGAAGTCAGGCATATACTTCTTTATATTATTATAAATAATTTCCGGATCAAAACTCATTGAAGCAATGTTGAACGAATTGCGATGAATTAGTTTGTCGGGATTCGCTTCCATGATTTCAATGGCTGCACGTAAACCATCAGGCATATACATCATATCCATGAATGTATCGGCTGCGATAGGACATTCAAATTTTTCACCTTTTACAGCCGAATAATAGATGTCTACAGCATAATCAGTAGTCCCGCCACCCGGAGGTGTGACATACGAAATTAATCCGGGGAAACGAACGGAACGGGTATCTACACCAAAACGGATATGGTAATAATCGCTCAGTAATTCTCCTGATACTTTTGTAACGCCATACATGGTACGCGGATTACGGATAGTGTCTTGTGGAGTCTTGTCTTTAGGGGTGTTGTTACCGAAGACACCGATAGAACTTGGGGTAAATACGGCACAACCCATTTCGCGTGCTACTTCCAATACATTAAACAGGCCTCCCATGCCTATTTTCCATGCTAGTTGAGGTTTGGCTTCTGCTACAGCCGAGAGTAAGGCTGCCAGATTGTAAATGGTGTCGATGTTGTACTTTGATACAGTTTCGGCAATTTGTTGTTCATTGGTGATATCTACGATGGCAGAAGGGCCTGATTCTTTTAATTCCCCTTTAGGCTCGGCACCGGGAATATATCCGGCTACGATATTACCATTGTAAATACTTCTCAATTTCATGGTTAGTTCCGAACCGATCTGACCGGTGGAGCCGATAATTAATACATTTTTCATAGTTTGCTATTTGCTTTAAGTTTCCTTTTGGAAGCAAAGATAGATAGAAAACTGCATATTTTATCAAAATTTTCTCTATAATTTAATTGGATATCAAAAAAAAATAAGAACTTTGTCAAGTCAGACTGATTTTTAAACTTAAACTATATACTTAATAAAAAAACAAAGCTATGTATGGTAAAATGAAGGAGTTCCTTGCGAAGGAACTGGCTGATATTAAGGCAGCCGGATTGTATAAAAATGAACGTATCATTACCACACCTCAGCGTGCAGACATCAAGGTGAATGACGGAGAAGATGTGTTGAACTTTTGTGCCAACAATTATTTAGGTTTGTCAGATAACCAACGTTTGATCAATGCTGCCAAAGAGGCAATGGATACACATGGCTTCGGTATGTCTTCCGTACGCTTTATCTGTGGGACTCAGGATTTACACAAACAGCTGGAAGCTGCCATTTCTGATTATTTTAAAACAGAAGATACTATACTTTATGCTGCTTGTTTTGATGCTAACGGTGGTTTGTTCGAACCGCTGTTTACAGAAGAAGACGCTATTATTTCAGATGCGTTGAATCATGCATCTATTATAGATGGTGTACGTTTGTGTAAGGCAAAACGCTATCGTTACGCTAATGCTGATATGGCTGACTTGGAACGTTGTTTGCAGGAAGCGCAGGCACAGCGTCACCGCATTATTGCTACAGATGGTGTATTCTCGATGGATGGTAATGTGGCTCCATTGGATAAGATTTGTGAACTGGCGGAAAAATATGACGCGTTGGTAATGGTGGATGAATCTCATTCGGCCGGTGTAGTAGGTCCTACAGGGCATGGCGTGGCCGAACAATTTAAAGCATACGGTCGTGTGGATATTTTTACTGGTACATTAGGGAAAGCATTTGGTGGGGCAATGGGAGGATTTACCACCGGTAAGAAAGAAATTATTGATATGTTGCGCCAGCGTTCACGTCCTTATTTATTCTCTAATTCTGTAGCTCCTGCCATTATCGGTGCTAGCTTGGAAATGTTTAAGATGTTGAAGGAAAGTGATGCCTTGCATACTAAGTTGATGGATAATGTGAATTATTTCCGTGACAGGATGCTGGCTGCTGGTTTTGACATCAAACCAACTCAGAGCGCGATTTGTGCTGTGATGCTTTATGATGCGAAACTGTCTCAGGATTTTGCTGCCAAGATGCAGGAAGAAGGCATATATGTAACTGGTTTCTATTATCCGGTTGTTCCGAAAGGGCAGGCACGTATCCGCGTCCAATTGTCTGCCGGTCATGAAAAGGCACATTTGGATAAGGCAATTGCTGCATTTATTAAAGTGGGTAAAGAACTTGGGGTGATTAAATAAGTAATCTAAAGAATTTCTAGATAAAATAAAAGCAGTAAATGATTGTATAGTAATTGTTTACTGCTTTTGTAGCCCCGAGGGGAATCGAACCCCTATCTAAAGTTTAGGAAAGTCTTGTTCTAACTCTAATAATCAGTGGATTACAACGGATATTGTGATTTTTGTAGAATATTTGTAGAAATAGTATGATAATTAGGCTTTCTACAAAGAAAATGGAAAACCCCACTTCTACAAAAAGAAGCGAGGTTTTCACTAATGCAACACCGATATAAATTCGGCACTGCAAAGATACAAAAAACGTGCGTACTTCTCAGTATGCACGTTCTGAAATGAAAAAAGTATTCTACAAAAGCTATTTTTTTAGCTCTATATATTCAGTATATGTAATTTTGTTGTGTGGATTTGAATTTACAACATCCATCTTTATAGCCTTCACCCCAAATCGGAAGAAAAGAAACTTTTTCGGTATCTTGTGTATGATATGGTGTAATGTATCGGCACTTTCTATCTTAGCGGATAATACTCCTTTATCAATAGTTCCCCTTAAATCTATCCAAGAATCACGCCATCGAAAATTTAAAAGAGTATCAAGCTCGTTGCGATACACTATGCTATCACGTACTTTTGTTTTTATTTCTATTTCCGTTTTAGTGGCTGTTGTTGTAGCTGCCTGAATGCGTTTGAGCTTTATATTCAAATCATCTACTGTTTTGGTAAGATCCTTGTTTTTCTTCTCCAGCTCATTTTTCGTCAGTTCCAGCCTTAAAACAGAAGCAGCGTTTTTCCCTGCTTCTGTTTTGTAGTGTTCCACATCTGAAAGTAATGCTGCTTGATTACTATCCAAGCGATTACGTTCTTTCTTTACGCTATCCAATCGTTTAAACAGAAAGATATTTGTTCCTACGAGTAAAACAAGCGCAATAAATAAAAATTTACGCATAATCTTCTATATATTTAAGGATTGAATCAACGTGCAACTGGATAATTTGAGCCTTTCCTTCTGGAGATAGTAGAAACTTGCAATCTGTTTCATTATCCATAAAGAAGTTTTCCGTTAAAACAGCCGGGCATGAAGTCTTTTTGAGAATGTAGAAATTATTTTCCCAATCTCCATCCCCATCCGACCAATCACCTCTAATTTTCCAAGTTCCTCCAAACATTCTATTAGCCATATCCCAGAAAACTTGCGCCAAATCATCAGCTTTTGTTTTTCCAGGACTGGTATGTATTTCCCATCCTGTACCCTTGCCAGTTCCAGAAGCGTTACAATGAATAGAAACAAGAAGCGTTTTTGTCTTACCGTATCGGGCTGCTATCTCGTTTGCTCTTCTGGCTCTTTCTGCCAAAGGTACGTCTATATTTTCCTTTACCAACAATTCAGCATCTATACCTTTTGCTCGTAATTGGTTATATACGCCTTTGGCAATTTCTCTGGCATATTCCCACTCAAATAACTGTGATCCGTCCGACCACTTCGGAGATCTTTTACCTGGTGTATTTTCTCCGTGTCCGTTGTCTAATAATACTTTCATACGTTTTTATTTTCATTTTTTTCGCTTAAACATTTGGTTACTCCAGCCGAAGCAAACAAAGCAGTGATAGCACCGACAAAAGCCGATAATCCCATAAGATCGGTTTTGATAGACTTGTTTACGATTACTTCATAAACCAAAATAAAACCGACAATAAGCAGAAGGAAGCACCCCATTAAGGTAACGGCAACAAGAAAAAAACTCTTGCTACTGTGCCCCGATCCATTTTTGATAAGTTCTTTCAGATATTCTGTTACTCTCATAACTTGCGCTCTTTTACTTCTGGAAGGATATACTGAATGTGCATGGCTGCAAAATGAAGTTTTTTTCTGATTGCTTCCTCATCAAAATCATCAGGGATGGATTCTGTAAAATCACAGACCAAAGAACCAACCCAATCATGGGTAGTATCATGTAATTTTTGAACGATTAAAGACTGTGTTCCATTGGAGCTAAACATAGCCTTTGCACGTGTTCCATCCAAACTATCAATATCACGTATCAGCATAAGTTCATTTCGAGCCATTGAAGCCGTAAACTTTGGAAGTTCAGACATCTTAATATCTTGCCAAAAGTCACTAATACGGGCAACCCCTTTAGCGGTAACTTCATACAAGATTGTGAGATAATGATTATCTCCTAAAGGATATGGTTGTATAATATACACACGATCACATGAAAGATCATTCAATACTTTATGAATTTCACCATACACACGAGCAGAGTTTTCACTTCTGCGAGTGCTTTTTCTTTCTAATTGTCTTTCAAGTTCTTTAGCCTTAATATCAGCAAGCCGATTATGCTTTAACTGATTATACGCAAACCAGCCCGTACCTAAAGCTGTTATACACGCAAATAATGCTGCCCAATCCATATTTTATTAAGTTATTGATTAATAACTGCAAATATAATTTATTTGGTGTACATATACACCGTTTAATACAGAGAATTATATTTTTGAAGCTATTAAGGCTTCCAATTTGTTTATTTCATCCCGTACACTCTGCCTTTGTTGGTGAAGATTCTCTATATCATACGGCATATCAAGCCCGATTAAAGAAGCCTCATAACATTTCGTTATACGATAATCACCTATAACGCTGTCATTGCTGGTAAGAGAGGCTTTCAGTTCATCTATCTTATTCCGAACAAGTTTAGCGTTAAATCTTTGCTCGTATTTATAGCTTATTTTATCTCCAGCGTCATAAGGTACAATACGAACACTATAGTATTCAGGACATTGTAATTTTGTATCATCCACAAGCTCTACATGTTTCCATCCTAAAGCGGACAACTCAGTTTGTTGCTCCTGGATTGATACTATTCTCGTTTCAATCTCTCCAGTTTCTTCATTTTTAAACTTCTCACTGTATTCCTCTAAAAATTTAGAAACAAGAGATCCGTTTTCGTTTATATAGCCATATTCAATCATAATATTAAAATTTATATCTACTAACTAACCATGCTGATTTTTTTACACCATCGACATACCCCACTGTAAAATGGAATATAGCACCCTGACCTTCGCCAATATCATAATAATCATTTTGGGTGTGATCATCATACAACACATTTCCGCTACGTGGGTAAACTCTCATATATCCTGTCCACCATTGCTTAAAAAATATAGTCCTACCAATCACACCATCAGAAGGGAGGTAAACGATTTGCTGGTTTCTTGAATATCCAATAACCAAGCTGTCTGTTTCAGACAAATAAACAGAAGAAGAGCTTTCTTCTATAGCCTTTCTATGTAAAAATAGACCTGCTGCCATCAAATTCTGGAAGAAGCCACCATAAGCGGGGGCTGTGCCACTGTTTGAAGCTCTACCATATACGCCAGCTAAAAAGTTTTCATTGTTCCAATCACTTTTATTCACAGTACCAAATCCAAGCCCTACGATAGAAGCCTTATGCGTATAACCCAAAATAGCCGAAACAGCTTGTGTTTCTGCATTATTACAAAAGATACCCGTAGGCGACATATAGGCTACACGGCTATTGCTTTTACTTCGGGCTTCAATCAAGCCGTTATTCGCATCTATCGTAATTTTAGATCCCTGATATTGGCTTTCTGAATAATCACCACCAGAACGGCTGGATTCTATCAATATACGAGCCATTGAAGCATCAAGAATGATCTTATTACCATCCAAGAGTGTAGAAACAATCTTTCCACCACTCATAAACCAATCTCCGATATTAGCACCCTCAGCCAATAGCAAATTAGTTGCTATACTCTCAAACTCAGCACCGAAATCATTCCAATAAGCAGTATCGGTAGGTACATGATTTTGAAAGCCATTTCCGGCATCCACTCTGGCAACATAATAGTGTCCGTTATATTTTACTGCATCTACACGCTTTGAAGTACCATAGTAAACTTTAGAGCTGCCATAGACACCACGATAAACCATAGTCGGACCAGTATCTCCATTTCTACCATCCACTCCATCATACGGAGTTTGCCGGGCTGGTGTACTCCAGTTCTGTATCAATGAATTTGTTTCACCATTGATTTTTGCTACTGTAAACCATAAGTATTGCAAGTTTCCTACAGTTGGAACGGTTGTGCTCCATCCCGAAGGATTACGGCTCGTTTTACTCAGTGAAGGCGGTGTACTTCTGGAGCCATTAACAGCGTACCGATATTCAAAATAATCACCATTTATACCATCATCCCCAGTTTCTCCTTTTTCTCCAGTAACACAAATAGCCTCTGTAGTAATGCTGTTGCCGTTTGTGTAATTAATAACGGATCGTGTCCATATATACCAACCATTTTTCCAAGTTGGACGTGAATTAGACCAGCTACCATTTAAAAGGGAAGTTGCAGAGGATGATAAATAATATTGCTCAATTATTGAACTTATACCATTGCCTGTTTCTCCCTTGCCACCTGTGATACAAGCTGCATCTGTATATACTATGTCGCCATCCGTGTAAACAACTTTAGTTTTACTCCAAATGTAATATCCATCTTTCCAGGCTGGAGCTGTTGTCTGCCAACCGGATGTTGGTGCTGTAGTATTACTGGATGATATGGCATACAGAACGTCTGTATTTGAAATACCCACACCTCTTTGGGCTACAATAATCCAATAGTTACTATTATTTGGAGAAATACCTTTAACGGGATTCTTTGATACAAAACGATACATAGAATAGCCAGTTCCATCATCATAGATAACCTCATCACCCCAATAATAGGTATAAGAGTTGTCATATACGCCACGAAAACAACCTATAGGGCTTTCATCGCCACTTTCACTTTGCACGATTGTGCCTTTCAGACGTAATTTTTTATCTCCTTTGGTATTCCAATCAAAATAGCTGTCTGAATTTCCTACACGAAAAGCGTTATTCACAAAGTCCATGAAATTTAGCCCATCGCTTGAAACGATTCTGTCTGTAGTTATTCTTCCTGGAAGTATCTCTGTAAATCCGAATAGTTCGACAAAAGAACGATCCTCTTCAAATTCACTGTTTAGAATACCTACAAGGAAATGATAATAACCCTCTACACCTTCCAGCTTGATAGCGTTTTTACTTAAGACGTATGATCCAGTAGTGCCATTTTTATTAGCCTTCACATAGAGATAATACCCTACTGTTTCTGTTAAGGTTGGAGAAGTATATTTTTCAATATCCCAAAACTTATACTCACTGGCTTTATGCCCAGAGGAAAGTGTATCAATCCCGATAGTCATGTGCTGTAATATTCCACCTGGAGCCGAAAGCACTTTCTTTTTGCTGTCATAGGTAACGAGATATTCTACTTGTGTCGGATTGGTTTTGTTGTTCACGAAACGGAACTGCAAACTTTCATCGCCAACAAGCAAACTCATTGTTTGTACCGAAATCGGACTGATAGAACCTGAGAAATGCAAAAGAGCGTCATTCAACATTGAAATAGTTTCTTTTGCATCCCTGAAACGTCTTTTTGTAAACTGAATAGAGTTTTTATATTGGTTATCAGTTTTAACCTCGTTACTCTCTATCTTGTTTAATTCGCTTGAAACCGTTGCGCCAGTAGTCGTATTGGATAATTCAATAATCGGGCTGTAAGGTCTGTGTATATACTCCTTAATACTGGTAATCCTTATCTTTATACCTTCTGGTATGAATTGCGGATCTTTAAAGAGTATGTAACCGCCCAATTTTATTTTGCCACCAATAGAGAGCCAACGCTTTTTGGAATAAATGCTATCCAATTCTCCTTTGAATGTGAATTTTGGATCTTCATTCTCATAAAGATATTTGGCTGCTTCCCTGAACATATCCCAGCTTGCACCTTCTTTCGTTGAGTTATTGCAAATGTACGCATCCGGCAACTGTATTCCGAACACAGCGTATTTATCCCCCAGGTTAGGCTTATATATGTCATTGGGCATAATCTGACCGTCTATTTCTTGTGGAGTTATCAAGAATTTACGTTCTTTATGAACGTATTTAACTTCAAATTCTTTATTACTACCAGCAAGCATACCAGACTGAAATATAACAGTCATGTTATTACCTTCTATCACATAATCCTCAAAATTCAGATCATCAGGAATAGAACTATCTATAAAATCATAGAAATTCTTTTCTTTATCGGAAACAACAACATTAGAAACACTGCCTACTCTTTTAGGTGAAATATGAGAACAATCCAAACTATCCTCTTGAACATCCGTAAGGGTTGTATCAGCCCGTTTTATATACAAGCCTTCCGCATCCGAAACGTAAGCACGCCCTTCATACTCCAATCTTTGATTTTTGGGCAAAAGCAATTCCTTAGATCCATATTTGCTAAAGTCTATATTCTGCTCCCCACCTTGAACGTACAATATGGTAACTGGTCTATTTCCGTCCTTGTTGGAGCGTCCTAAACCTGGAACAAAACCTTTATCTTTCCCATATTCAAGAGGCAAAGGTTCACCCTTGTTATATTCAACTTTACGCAAGTGTATTGTTTTGATAGCCGGATCTATTTCATACTCCGTCTTAAAGGTATCGGCAATAGTAGGCAAAGCTTCACTACAAAAGATATGGTTGTAGTTAATAGTCTTTTCTTCTGCTTCAATACATTCGCCAACTTTCCAACCGCTATCTCTCATGTTGAGATTATCTACAATTAACTGTAGATGCTCGTGAGGTTTTGCAGTGTAATCGAACTTTAAACGCTTAGAAACAATATCCCGGCATTTGTATTTACCCAATATTGCGCCTATGTCATACATTACAAGAGTGTATTCAAAATTCCGACTGCTTTTCTTCTTGAAGTCGTCAGGATCCATAAGGTAGTAAGTGATATTCTTGTAGATACAATAAGCTCCTACGGGAATGTTTATGAACTCTTCACTGGCAAAGTACAGATAAAGAGTGCCTACATTCTGTAAAGCCGTATATCGGTAGCTGCTTGTATCTACCAGAATATCAATCTCCTTGTTGTTGAAATGTATTTTCATGTTTACTAAGTGAATTGATAGATCTTACCATTTCCGCATTTCATCCCTTTAATCGTAGTGCTGAAAGGGAAAGCGTCTTTGGGGATCTGATCCAAAGTTTTCTTTAAAGAAGCTGCGTTTGTGAAAAACTTACCATCCGCACCATTGCTATGTTTAAATTTCACAAGGTATCTTCCTTCACCGTGCGAAGTCTTTACATCTGGAATGAAATCTTCTACAATGATCTCACAGTTCAGCACGTCCGAAATAGAAACCTGGCTACAGTTGAACATTTTACGTTCATCTTGTACAGTTACACCTAACTCACTAAACTTTTTCATCATAATATAATATTAAGTTCCTTACAATCGCTATCTATCATTTCTTTGATAGCTTTTCTCTTTTGCAAATATTCCTTGTAATCATCGGTAGCTGATTTTTCAGTAAGAATACCGAGCTGGGCAGCGTTATAATCATTGATAATCTTGGCTTCTTTATCCGAATCCCACAAATGGGTAATAACTGCCTTTTTCAGCTTATCATTTGTAACCATTCCCCAAACAACAACTTCGTTACAAGTCCATTTTGTAGTTTGCCCATTATCTCCAGCTTCTCCAAAATGGTTTTCTACTTGAACTTCCTGAATATCCCAACGGTATGTGTAAGAACCATTCCCGTTAGCCTCTAACTTAGAAGGCTTAAAATCGTAGTGTATCATATACTTGCTTTTTAATTATTGTTTTTAATAGATGCTTAGAATTACTGTATTTAGCCCAGCCAAACCAACTGCAAATAACTTGCTTGTATTCCATATCGGAAATGTGCTTTTTCTTATTCAGCTTGGCTGCCTTCCTACATAGGTTCTTTTTGATTCCCTTCCGAATAAGGGTATGGGTATGGTAAAAGACATACCCGACAAAATCAATACCTCTATGGCTATCAATTTTGAATACTTGAAACTTCCATTTCTTTTTTCCAGTTTTAGGATCCACTTTACGAAGTGATAGCTTTAAATTGTCATGCAGATATTCTTCAATCTCTATACGGAGTTTGTGAAGCTGTTTAGGATCATCGCCTAAAATCACAATATCATCTGCATACCTTAGGTAAGGTCGTTGCTTCGTATGTTGAGTTAATTTTGAAAAATCATAGCTGAGAGCTGACATTCGCATTCGTATTCGAGGGGGTGTTATTCGTATTCGCATAACCGAAGCCTGCATGATCGCCATTATTCGTATTACCGCTGAAAAGGACACCCACCAGCAACCAACCTATATTTATTTGTTTATTAATCATTTAAGTTTTGCAGTCTAAACCTGGCTCGCTTCACGATTCAGGAATAAAACAAAGCCGAGAGCCGACATTCGCATACGCATACGAGGGGGCGTTATTCGTATACGCAAAACCGAAGCCCGCATGATCGCCAGTATGCGCATTACCGCCGAAAAGGACACCCCTAAGAGCGTTAGATCCTATATTGGTATAGAAGTAATCACACCAATAGGTAGTAGATCCACCTCCGACTACAGAAGCAATCAAATCGCCAAATTCACCGAAAATCATTTCTTTTGCATAACCTTCTGCACGTGCAGCCAATCCTCTAAGCGTATAGCCTGTGTAGTTACTATCGTTGTATTTAGAAGGATCATCGCAAACATACACTTTAGAAGTTCCTCCGTCTGAATTGGTTTTCACTTCTATATTTACTCCATCCGTCCACTTCCAGACGTGCCCGAAGGGATTTTCAATACCACGATAGCGAGGTACGGTAAATACTTTGCTGTTTTCTCCTTCTGCTTTCTCTAAAGTGTAAGCTACTTCACCAGAAGCATTTCCCAATTCATCACTCGTACCGCAAGGAATAATAGGATAATAACCACTAAAATTGTTCCACTTTGTACCATCCCATGTAGTTACACCATTACCCAAACCACCCTGAGCATACCCGTTGCTATCTTTCTGGGCATTGAAAGCCAACTGGCAGTTAAGGTTTCCATA